CCTGGTTATGGCTCTGATGCGTAAAACTACACGCAAAGGAACCCACTTCAAGCAAGGCTTTGAGCCTCAAATGAAGTGCCTGCTGAACAAACTGGTTGTACGAGGGCTCGATGGAAATTAATCGAGGCTTCGCAGCTGTTTTAGGAACAGCAATCAACCGTGCAGGTACCTCCCCAAGCTGGGGAGGACGATCGAGCAAATCGAACCAAGAGGTTCGAAAGAACTCGATGCCAACCAGGTCCGCGACACCAGCCGAAATGAGATCGAAATCCCATCTCGTGTTGGTGCCAATGGATTCGGCAACAGCACCCGGCCCGTGTTTTCCGTCTTGGACGGAGACAAGGGCCTCGCCAATAAGCTGTCCATACAAAATATGGGCAACATGGCGGGCATACGGGTCGAGCTCCTCGAGAATCTGACTTTTACCCGGTAGACATGAGTCTACAGAGACGAAGTTATCGATCTCGTTGAGAACCCGCTGGTCATCGCAAACCTCAAAGATCTTCTTGTGAAGTCTAGAGATTTGACGCAGCCAGCGGATAGCCCGTATACCAGGGGTCGGCAAGAGATTGCCATCCCTATCGAAGATCAAACTCCAAATTCCAGAAAGGAATTCGGGGTAGGCACACCTCGACAACCACCCGGTTAAAACCGGGAGTTGTCCGTCCCGAAGACCTGCAAGTAGCAGGTCATCAAGGCGTGGAAGTGTGATCGTCAGAAAAGGTAAACCTTCTCTTTCGTATCTTCGCCAGAGCGTGACAATGTCATGCTCAACACTGAACCCGAGATCATCTCCCGCATCGCGGATGAGATGATCAAGGAGGATCACTTGGCTTTTCAACTCTGCCCCCTTTCAAAGGGCTAGTAGTTCCAAGCCAAGATGGATTACCGTGGAAGCCGAGAGGCCTTGACTCGTTCGTAAATGGGGTTGTCACCCCAGAGACGAGCGGTCTTGACCTTATCAACCTCCTGAACTAGGACCATCAACGCCAGAAAGATAACAATCTGACTGACGATGATGGTCGCGAGAAGACCTAGAAAGATCTTTTCGTCCATTTCTGGCTAGTTCTCTCCAGCAATGAGCTTTTTCAAGTTCGTGTTGGAGCTGGCCGTGAGCCAGGCGATGAAACCGACGATATCTTTCTCGATTTCAGCGTCTGTCACTCCAGACTTGGGCCGGTCAAACGTGACCGAAACCATGCTCTGTACCTGTGTCGACAGTCCCGATCCGAGAGGATCGAGGACATTGCGCTTCACATAGAAGCGCCCCACGTTGCGCCGCCGGTTGGCGGTGCCCTTGGGGTCGATGGTCACTTCGCGAAGTGCATCAGCACTGACGAAGCGACCGACTGCAGTACCCGTAATAACGCGCGGAAGCGCGTAAGGTACTGCGTCGACGGTAACGGTTTGAGGATCGGTGAATGCCATCTTGGACTCCTGTCCATGTTCAGTTGTCTATTGAGTTGTTGTTCAATTGACGATGTTGAATTGTGGTTAGCGAGTCTTGGCCATGCCAAGAGCCACTAGGATCCCGAATTGCGTCGCATTAAGCGACCCAAGTTGGGTGCCGAACCCGAAAGGGGTGGCTCGATCACGCCATTTCGTCACGCAGCTAACAAAAGAAGTTGGCCGCTGAATCGAAATTTGATTGCCAGGTGCGGGTGCACTCTGACGGAGCAAATGCCCAGTCGAAGTGTACACGTTCTTGGTCGTCATGTAGGCGTAATCTGTACTATACTTCCCAGATCTTGGGGCGTAAGTACTGGCGTTGGAGATTGAGGCTCCCATTGTGGAGAACCAATCAACCAACCAGGAATATGGCATCAGATCCCAGATCAATCTGGGGTCATCCACCAATCCCAATCTCTTTGTCACATCCATCGCCTGATCACTAAGGGATGCTGCATGCCGGCTAGCTTTCGCTAGACCGGTATACTTGGAAGAAAAATGATAATCTTCCGCAGCCGTCCATCGCGCGTCTTGGGAAAAAGTAACCCCAAAACCCGTCGATAACGGTGCCCTCTCCCCTGGAAGGGGATATGTCCGCGAACCATAAGGACCGTTGCTACTGTTTATAGAAACAGTATCAGCGATACTACCGTTCGCAGACGGGCCATCCCACGAGCGCTTTCTACGGAACGACTCGTAGTAAATTGCTCTCTCCAAAGTCATGCCAACTTTAAGTACGTTGGCTGTTTCTTGGAGTAGTGGAGTCCAACCAAAGCTGAGATTTAAAAACTCCGATCCAAGAGCGTTCGCTGAACGCTTTTGTCCGGAAATCAGTTTTCGGTAGTTCTTCACAAGAGAAGGGACGTCGCCACGCAGTAACTCAATGAGAGTTACCGCAAGGCCGGCGTCCTTTCTATCGGGCGCGGTCTGCTCAAAGTATCGATTCGCCATCCCTTGACGATTCAACTGGCTTACGCCAGTCATATTCGTCCCCACTTCGCCTGAAAAGCCAAGTGGGAATGGGGATGGGTTAACGATACCTGGGCTGACACTCCCCCAGACATCACCGTCATACCAATCGGTAGGACCGTCATTTCTGTGGAGAGTACCGGTGTAGCATGTACGAAAGGTCTTGTGAGACCCAAAGACATGACCACTATCGGTTCCAGATGTGCGAGACGTGGAGAGAGACCCTGACTGAGTTTCAGCCGGGAATGCCGCTCGCTGGACTTCACTCAAATAACGACTGCGATCAGCAAGTCGTTCCGCAAGATTACCGTGTTCCTTAGGGGCAATTACGCCCCATTGGCCACCAGATCTTGTGGGAGGGGAGCCAGCTAGGTCAGAAGAAAATTGACCTGTCCTCCACGTATAGACGCCTTCAACCAAGGATGGCGTGGTGAAATTGTGATTTAACACAGTTCCAACACGGTTACCTTGACCGGAGAAGCTCTCTCGAGCTCCATTTCGGCGGTTGACGACGTACAAGAGATGCCTCCTTCGAGTTCAGTGGGACCCCCGAGTGGGG